CTTTGTTCAAAGAAAGAAACACAACTAGGTCTATTATCTGCACCTGAGATAGTTAATGTAGCTCCTGATGATTGAGTAAATGAAACTGTTGTTAGTGTCCAAGCAGTATGACCTGTTCTACTTAACTTTCTTACATCGTGGTTAGGATGGCAGATGTACATAACGTCTGCAGATTGTGCAAACTTAAGTTCAAATAACTCAGCCTCTAAGTATGGAGTTGATATTTCAAAAGCAACACCACTAGATAAAACTTGTCCTTTATCTTTGTAAACTCTCATATACTGATCACCAAACTCTAATACGTAAGTTTGTGTAGTAGAAAATTCAAAAGGTATTAATCTTGTTTTCTTAGAACTATCTTTAACTTCAGCAATAAATTGAGTTCCTACTCTTCTTGTAGCTGAACCTTGAGGATGTACTAAAAAATTTTGTAATGTTTTTGCACCTGTAGCATATTTAGCAAAATCAGTACGACCATCTAATTTAGCTCCTAACTCACCTGATACAAAACTTGTTAATGCTAAAGTTGTTCTAGGCATTATAACCTCGCATCAGTAAATTCGTTGCTCTCTACAGTTCCTAAAGCATTCTCAGTTGCATCTACAAATCTTGCCTCTCTTAATCTTTCGTCTGCAGTTGTTAAATAATTATTAGCAAGTGTTGCATTGTTTGTAATTGCATAAGCAATATCTGCAGCTAAGCCTGCACTGATAGCCTCTTGTAAATATGTATCGTAATTGTTTGGATCTGTATCAAGACCAATATAAACTAAATAAATTGTTCCTTCGTTAGTCTTTAACTTTCTTCCTTCAACAACATAATCTATTGAACTCTCAATACTATCTGTTGTTCCTGTATGTATTTTTAAAACTCTTAAGCAATCACTTGGTAAAGTATATTGATATGTATATTCAACAACAGGTGCTGCACTATCCTGAGCTAACTGAACTCTTTTAGTTAAACAGTTCCAAGCGTGTGATCTAAAAATTCTATTTCTTATTGGCTCATATCTTTGATTACAAAGTCTCGCATTCTTACTGTCATCTGTTAATGCAGTAATAGTTGATGCGCCTAATAAATTTAATGCTGAATTACAAATATCTACAACTGATGCCATTATGTTATTGCTCCTACTTCTCGGCACTCAAACCTGACTGCCAATTTTTTTTCGTTAATTTCTTGTATTGGTAATAATTTTAAATTGTCTTGTGCAACTCTATATCCTGCTATTGCGCAATCTCGCCAACTATTAAACTGAGCAACAATCATTCCATTATCGCAAGTTGGAGTTTGATTAAAAGAACAGAGATATAAAAATAAAATAAATTTCATAATTAAAAGGTAGGCGGATGTGCCGTTAGCCTCTTTCCGCCTAGCCTAATTACAGATTACTCAACTGAGTAAATCACTGCGCATTTGATAGTTCCTGTTGCAGTACCAGCATTAGTCAAAATAATATCTGTCTCTGCAGTTTGCTCATAACCGAAACCAGCTATAGCTCCTTCTTGAGACATAGACATTTGACCAGCCGATGTAGTTGCAGTAGCAGCGATATATCTATCGTCGTCTGCACTATCACCAACTTTTAATGTTGTGCCTGAACCTAAAGCGTCGAAGTGTACGATTACATCGTAAACTTTTGCACCTTTAGGAAGTCTTGCAACAGATATGTCAGAACCAGCCGCTAAAGATGATGCCTCATAACTATCGTATTGTACTCTTAAATTACCGTGCCATTCTGAACTGTCTGCTTTAACAACAGGAGTTGCAGTAATGTTAGTAAAATTAACGCCTTTTACACTAGCCATAATTTACCTCCTTACGCCTCGTGCGCTTGGACCTTGACAACTTTGTCCTCTTCCATTCGCGCCGCGCCGATTGACATACATACATAAACTTGAGTTGCATAACCTTTGTCTGATCTTTCATCAATTCTAGTCATTAGGTCTTGACCAATTCCTAGTTTGATACCGTCAGCAGCAAAAGCGATACAATCTCTTTTTGATGATGCAATGTTTAATCTTGTTGATGTTATAAAGTTAAAACCAAGAAACGTATTAACTTCACCATTAGCCAACGCTTTAACAGTGTTGAAATCTGATGATGTCACTTGAGTTGTTCCTAACAAATCAGAAATTTGTTTTGGACCAACAACAATGTATCTTGGAATTGACGGATCAACTGAATTGTTATCTAAGATTTCTTTAGCATTTCTTAGTTTAGCAATTGTTAAACCGTCTGTAGATGACTCAGTAATTATCTGAGAAGATGGAAGAGCAACCGTAGTTGATCCTGTCTCACCAGAAAATGCGTTGCCTGTAGCCGCGCTAATTATTTCATCATCCATTGCTCTGCCAAGCGCAAAAGCTGCTGCTTGAGCATAGCTGCTTGTAGGATCAATGAGCATTCTCACCTTATCTTGATTGTCAATAAGGTCCGCATATTCATAATCTACAAGTGATAGCCTACGTCTTTGATGTGGCGTGTCGATCTGAGGTGTGGACGCGTGTCGAGATACTCTCTTCACTGCAGTTGCAGATCCAACTTGATCTACAAACATATTTTTTCCAACAACCGTTTCAACATCTACCGCATTTCTTAATAAGCTACCTTTTTGTTGTGATAACATTTGTACGTTGTTTGAATACTGTTGTACAAATGCAGTAGTTATTTGTGAACTCATAACAAGTCCTCCTTTTGATAGATTTATTGATTGATCGATTTGATTGTCTGCTTACGCAGTTCTCGTCTTTGCTTTTAAAGTCTGCAATTAGACTTTTTTCTTAGAAGGCTCTTTGCGAGTTATCTTCTTTGAAACTTGTTTAACCCAATTAAAATATTCAGTAGCAATAGGAAGAGGATCTCTTCTTTCATTCTCAGGTGAGAACTCAGTTGCTAATCTTAAACATTCTAATCTGACCTCAACATCAGAAATTTCACCATCGTTTGGCTCAAACTTTTCACTAGCCATTGAGCTGTTCTCTTAATTTGAAAACTTGATCAACAGTCTTTTTGTGATTTGGATGAGTTTTATTCCAATACGGTGAACCTTCCTCAGTCAATTCGCTAATCTCTTTTTCGATTTCATTAGCAGTCATATATCCAAGACCATCACCTTTAATGATTTCATCCTCAGATAATTTATCTGCTAGCATTGAAAAAGCTTTTATAACCTCAGGATTATCACCTAGTCTTGAACCATCCTTTAGTATTGTGTCGTTTAATAGCTCTTTACTAAAAGTTTCAGTTGCAAGTTTTCTAGCTTGATCAATCCGTTTATTATAATTAGCTCCAAATTCTTTTTTAAGTTCTTCCATAACTTGTGTTTGCTTTTGCTCTGCAGCTTGAATTTTAGCTTGCTCAGCATCAGTATTCATTTCGTTATAGAACTTAATTAATCGCTCAGCTTGTTGCGGTAATAAACCTAATCTATGTGCAGTTTCATTAAAACTACTCAACATATTCTGATCAATATCCTCATTACTAAAAGAATATTTGTAATCCTCAGGTTTGTTAGGCGCTCCAAGTTTTTGAAATACTTGCTGCCAATCTTCATCCGTTGCCATTTTATTAGGCACTGCAATTTTATTAGCACCAACTAATCTTTGAGCTGATAGATAAGATTTTACAAAATCCTCCATAGAGTTAAAATTTTGTAAAGCTTTCTCTTCTTGATAGTCTTTTGGAATTAAGTCTTTAAAACTTGTTTCCTTTGTTTCAGCCTCAGCTAAAACAGTTTCTTGAACCGCAGGCGTTGCCTCAGTTTGTTGAGCAACATCCGTTGGTTGCTCAGATTGCACCTCAGGTGCAGTTGTCTGATTATCCATAATTAATCCTTATGATTTTTGATTTAATAAATTTTCCATAAAGACAACGATTGATCTTTGACCTTCGTAAAAAGCGCTCTCGTGACTGTCGCCTTTAACGTGCGTTGTATTATAGAAATGACACCTCTTCTTGAGGTCATCTAAAATTCTTTTTCCTTCATCAGATCCAAAAGTAATTTTGTAATCTTGGATTAGTTGAAGATATTTTTTATTGCTCTGATCCATTTTCTAATTGTTTGACCATCGGTGCAGCGTTCTTAGCAATCTGACTTTCTTGCATCGCTTGCATCATTTGTGCTTGTTGAGCTTGAGCTGCTGCTCTTTGCTCTCTTAGTTCAGCAACTTGACTATCTGATTTAATAATCTTCGCAGGTAAACCAAGAATTTTTATTATTTCTTTTACAAGTCCGTTCTCATCCAAATAATCTTGAACAGGTGCAAGTTGACCAATAGATCCAAATAATTCTAAACCTCTCATCAAACTTTGAAGTTCTTGACCTTTTTGTGCTAACGCCATCGGTGATACATATTCAATTTGTATTTCTTGATTAGCAAGAATATCAGGTGCAACTAAAAATAATTTTTCTCTAAGCATTACATTGAATACTCTTAAGATCATTGGCTCTAGTAATTCTGATTGTAGTCTACCAAGTACAGGTCCTAGTATTCTCATCTTCTCTTCGTTTCTTTGAAGGACCTCTGTTGCAGTCATATTTCTATTTGTTGCAACAACTAACTGATCGATATGAAACATTTTAGCAATTGCATCACGTCGTTGGTTTTCGTGATTTAAAGTTGCTGAAATGTTTTGACCGATTTGTAATGGCTCAATTTTATCTCTACTGCCGCTACGATAATAATTTAGTGAGCCTGCACTCATTCTAATTGGTGCAAGCATTCCATCATCAGGAACTAATAAAGGTGGATCTACTTGTTTTGCTGCAGCTTTTAAAGAAGTCTCAACCATTTTGTTAAGAACTTTAACATCAGGTAAAGCATTCATTGGAGGTGAACGTCCGTAAATTTCTGTTGATGCTTTTAAGTATCTTGGAATTACGTAAGGATTTTCTTTAAATCCACCAATAGAAATAATATGACCTGTTTCATTTTCAAAATACACCGATTGATATGGCATATTCTTTTTATCTAATTTATTTTCATTATAAATATTTCTAGGTCTAACAACGTGAACCAACTCTATTTCTTCAAACGGCTCTTTCTTAAATGTATTTTGTAATTCTCTTGATACATTTTCTAAACCAAACTTTTCAATAGCTGCGTGCGCAGGCATTTTGAAACGTCTATAAATAGTATCTACAATTCCTTTAGCATTTTCTTGGATGTAAATTTCTTTTATGTGTCTAGCAGAGAAGTTAAGAACATCGATGTCGTCCTTCTCAATCATTATGCAAGCAGTACCAAAGCAAATTAAATCGTGATACGCCTCGAAGATTTCCTGCTGAAAGTTAGACTTAGCAAATGCTAAATACATTTTATCAGTAGCATCCTCTAACCATTCTTTTGCCTCGTCGCTATCGTTAAGTACATCTTCTTTGTATCTTAAACTAAACCATCTATTTGCTGAGCTAGTTAGCATTCCGTGCAAAGATGCTGCCAAGAGTTCTAGAGCGTGAATAGCCGTTGCATCAAAAATTAATATATTACGTTTGTCGCCTCTTGCTCGTTCTTTTGTGATCTCTGCTTTACGTGGTTGCATATAGTCAGCGCACTCTTGCCAATGGCTTTCCCAAGTTGATCGTTGTTCCATTAACCTAGAGAGATTAGACTTTAGCTCACGAGCCAAATTTCTGTATTCTTGTGTTTGCATTATCCTAATAAAGTTTTCTTACTTAATTCAACTTTGTCGTCTAAGCCTTGTCTTGATGTAAGAATAGTTGACTTACGACCTTTTCTTTTAATTCTTCTTAATCTTTCATCTTCTGAAAGTTCTATATCTGCTACCTCAGGTACTGCAGCCATTTCAACATCAGTTGGTCCAGCAGTTCCAGCAAGCTCAGATTTAGGAGCATTCATTTGCGAGGCTACTTTTGGTTGTTCAGAAGATTTACGATTATTATCGTTATCATCTCTTGGAGTATTAAAAGGCGCTCTCATCGGCGTCACACCTGCAGCTTGACCTTCATAGTCCATTACATTTTGCCTTGATCTTCTTGGTCCTTCT